TTTATTCAGAGATTCTACAAGAAGGAGTGTCGCAAGAAAGGGAAATGGTTGCGGGCTGGAATGCCTTCAAAGGAATTGATGCCAAAGCGGTTGAAGCGGGTATCGCAAGTGGTTTGCCTATAAAGCAATCGGAAGTTAATTCATTCATTGTTAAAGCAACACAAGTGAAAGCAGTAAACGATTTGAAATCGGATAATGCAGCAGAGTTCACAACAAATGAAACTTCTACAGAAGGTAATGGTGGATTGACAAATGACCAAAAAGAGTTGGCATCGGCTATGAATTTTGAACTTAAAAAACAATAATCATGATATACGCAACTCAAAGAAATGCGACTAGAAATCAATCTACAGTTGATTATTCTATTGATAATATTTTCCTTTATGGAAATCGTTATGCAAACGGTGTGCTTGTAAACAATATAGGCGAAGCAATTAATGCACAGGATGGTTTTTTAGTTGTTAGAAATTCAGGTTCATTTGAAACTGCTACTGCTAAATTTGTTGCTTTGACAACTGGTCAAACAATGATTATAGCAGGTTTGACATACACATCTACTGGAGCCACAACCGCCGCTCAATTAGCTGCTGCTTTTGCAAATTTAGCAGTAGGAGCAACAACAGGAGCAGGAACAGGTACAGGTGCTTATTCAGGTGCTTTAACTGCATATTCTACAGGGGCTGTAGTTGGAGCCTCACTTGATACTGTAGTATTTACTGCCTCAACTGTAGGAAACAAAACAGATTTAACTGCTACAGGAACAGGAACAAGCCCAACATTTACTATTGTAGGTGGTACTGCTGGAGTTGATGAAGGTTTTTCTCCTGCTACTTCTGCAAATTTGGCAAATGTAATTGGTGTTTTGAAAATTGATGGACTTGTACCTTTGGCTAACGCCGCATCAATAAACGCTTATTATGCTTTGTCTGGAGATATTGACGCAGGATTACTTGTTTTGCCAGTTGGCGTTACATTGGACACAGTTGTTTCAGGAAAAGCTTTAAAAGATATATTAACAGCGTTAGGGTTCGTTTTGAAAAACGTAACTGAGCTATCTAAATTCGGTAATTAATCATGGCAATTAGTATTATAGAACACACTTCCGTTATGACCTCAAAGGTTGTTGGAACTTTTCAAGAGAGCATTTCTATTGCAGAAGGTTTTTCATCTTGGTTCCCAAGAGAAACAACCCCATCTTTTTACGTTGACATTCGTGTAAAAAGAGGCACAAGAAAAATTGCTGTAGACGTAATGAGATTTACAGAAGGGCAAGCCACAAAGAGTACGAAGTTAACTGAGGACAAATACCTTCCTCCTTACTACGAACTTGAATATTTCTTCAATAGAGACGAAATATACATGAGAGCATTGGAAATGGGTGGTTTAAATTCTGCTACTGGAAACAGAATGATTGCTCAAAACGCTTTGGACAACCTTGTTGAGCAAAGAAAAATGATTGAACGTTCAATCAGATTGCAACAAGCCGAAGTTCTTCAAACAGGAACTATTACTCTAGTAAATGGAGATAATATCAATTTCAGAAGAAAAGCGGCCTCTATGGTAGACGTTGTCACCGATGGTAGTGTTTATTGGAACGATACGGCTGATGCAACGCCATTAGCTGACCTTGCTAAAGGAGGTAAATTTCTACGTAATGTAGGTACAGCCACAGGAAATGTGCTAAATTATGTGGGAAGAAGTGAAACCATTGCTGCTTTAATGGCTACTGATGATTTCAAAGCCAATGCAGACTGGAGACATATCGAAAGAATGAATATTGGAATGCCTGAGTTTAATGACTCTACTGGGTTTACTTACAACGGTCAATTTGCTGCAGGAGATTTCAGAATTAACCTTTGGTCTTATGATGAAATTTACGAAGATGCAAACGGAGCAGACCAGTATTATTTAGATTCAGGAACAGTTGTTTTGTTGCCAGTAAACTTCCAAGGAAAAACAGTTTTTGGAGCATTACCAGGAATGGTAGACAGCACAATTGGAGGTTCTAAAACAAAAATCCCTGCTGCCATAGAAACAGATTATTTAATCAGACCATTCTATGATGAAAGAACTCTTTCTAGTGGTATGAAAATGTCTTCTGCCCCAATTGTTCTTCCGATTACTATTGACCGTATCTACACGCTAACAGTTTTAGCTTAAAACATTTTATATGAGAAATTTTCAGGTTATACCAATTAAACTCTCTTTGAAAAGCAATAAATATGCTAAATCAAGAGAAATAGTATCTGAAAGCCAATTAACAAGTCCTGCTGTAGATTTAATCGCAGCAGGATTTATTAAAGAGGTTTTTAAAGAAGAAGTTGTTGAAGAAAAAGAAACTTCAACTGAAACTGATCCTGTTATCAAAAAAGAATCTATTGCAGACATCAAAAGCGTAAATAAAAAATAGAAAATGAATCCATTTGAATTAGCGAAGAGAGATGCAAAATTTGTGATAAACAATAACAGTTTTGATATTGAAATGCTAACTCCGGATAAGAGCAAAACTATTAATATTACAGGATGGGCGGTAAAACACGCTATTTCATTTGATTCTGATGGAAATCAGGTAAACACTAAAATATCACGAATTACAGTTGATGAGGATGTTTTAGTTGCCAATGGAATTACAGTAAGAAATGCTAGAGGAGAAATAGCATTATTGAATTTCAAAGTAAAGTTTAAAGACAGTTCCGGTGTTTTAAGAAGTTTCAACGTGAGAGAACAGTTACCAGATCAGAACTTTGGTTTAATAATGCTAATCCTAGAGGATGCAATAATCTAAAACTATGGCTTCAATAATAACAGAATTGATTCCAGATCAGCCTTTTGAAATTATCCAAAATAGACTTGGAGAGATATTGCTTGAAGAAATTACTGCTCAACATACTTTACAAAATTTAGATTCAGAATTTGAATTTTTCATTGAACGCATAAAGCCTTATGATACAAGTGAAGATGTTGTGATTACTTTAGCTTGCAGAGAACAAGATAATATGGAATACACGCAAAGAAGTTCACAAGGGCAGAATATGTATTTCATTGATGTTTTTACAGGAGGTATTGAAATAGGTAATGAAAGCATTAGCGAGAATGTTAGGAGAAAATTATTCAAATACGTTGGAATTATAAAGTACATTTTAAACTCTGGTAAATATCCAACATTAGGTTTTCCTCCAGGGTTAATTGGAAATAAACACGTAAAGAAAGTTACTTTCGATACTGATTATTCAAACTGGGGAAATCACTCAAATTACGATGGTTCAGGAATTCGATTTTGTAGAATTATATTTATGGTTACTGCTTTAGAAACAACTGAATTATGGCAAGGAATACCGCTTCAAGGAAATGATTCTATACTTTACACAGGAACAAATAAAGGAACTCAATTGACGTTTAATAATTAAAATAAAAAAATATGAGTACAATTTCAACAGCCGTAGGAGTTGATAGATTATCAAGAACTACTGGTTATGCTATTCAGAGGGGAAAGTTTAACAACGACACACCTTATTTGCCACAGGTAATTGCTATTCTTGGAGAGGCAAACACAGCCAATCAATCAGGGCTTACGGTTGATCCTGTAGAGGTTACTAGCGCAGCAGAAGCGGGCGAGTTGTTCGGATATGGCTCTCCTATTCACTCTGTAATGCGAATTTTAAGGCCATTGTCAGGAGATGGTGTCGGTGGAGTTCCTACTATTGTTTATCCTCAAATTTCTAATGTTGGTGCCACAGCTACATCAAGAGAGTGGACGGTAACAGGTACTGCCACAGCAAACACTACTCACAAAATTATAGTTAACGGTAGAGATACTTTAGATTATAAATCTTATGATGTAAGTATTGCTAAAGACGATACAGCTACTATTATTGCAGGGAAAATAAAAGATGCAATCAACGGTGTTACAAGTGCTCCATGTACTGCTACAAATGTATTAGGAGTGGTTACAATCACTTCAAAATGGGAAGGAATTACAAGTGCTGAATTAAATGTCTCATTTGATTTAGGTTCAATAGCGGCTGGCATTTCATACTCTGAGACTGATTCAACTAATGGGGCAGGAACAGTTGATTTAGCGGCTACTTTAGCTTTGTTCGGAGACGATTGGAATACAATAGTAATTAATACCTACGGAGAGGCACAATTTGATGCGTTGGAAGCTTTTAATGGTGTTCCAAATGATGTAACACCTACAGGAAGGTATTCAGGGCTTATTTTCAAGCCTTTTGTGGCTTATGCAGGAAGCGTTTTATCTGACAAAGATGATTTGTCAACTATTACAGACGATGCAGCTAGGATTTCACAAGTTACCAATGCTTTATGTGTTGCGCCAAATTCAAAAGGATTTACTTATGAAGCAGCGGCAAATGTTGCTTATTTAGCAGCTATTGTTTACCAAAACCAACCTCATTTGGATATTAGTAATATGGCTTATCCTGATATGCCAGTTCCTACAGATGGGAATATTGGAGACATGAGAGACTATGTTAATCGTGATTTCTTATTGAAAAATGGAGGTTCTACAGAATTGCTTAAAAATGGGGCTTATCTTATTCAAGATTTTGTGACGACATATCATCCGGATGGTGAGATTCCTTTACAGTACAATTATGTTAGAAACTTGAATTTGGATTTCAACGTAGCGTACAAATACAGATTGTTAGAGCAACTTTACTTGGTTGACAAAGTAATAGTTTCTGATAGTCAACTAGTAACTGTTGGAAATTGCATAAAGCCTATTGAATGGAAATCTATTGTTTACGGTTTGTTTGATGATTTGGCTGAAATAGGATTAATTATTGATCCTGAGTTTTCAAAAGCAAGTGTAGTTGTGAATATTTCTACAATCAACGTAAACAGATTTGAAACTACATTCTCATACAAGAGAACGGGAACAGTAAGAATTGCAAGTACAACGGCCAAAGCGGGATTTTAACTTTTAAAAAATAAAATATATGTCAGTATTCGGAGATATGCTAGAAATAACCTGTAATCATTTAGGTAATGATTACAGGTTTTATCCAAAAGCGAATGAAAGCTTTACGGTTGACAAAGGTGGTATTAGGAACAATGATGATGCAAATCAGGTTACTACAAATGGTATTTTAATGGTTCAAAAAAATAGGACTAGAGGAATGATTGAAGGGCCTGTATCTTCGGAATCTGATACTGAAACTAATCTAAATATTTTGTCAAAATCACCTATTTCTGGTAATTGGACTTTTGTTTCTATTTCGGGTAAGGTTTACAAAAGTAAAGGTGGTGGAGTAATTGTAGGTGATGTTCAGTCAGACAGTAATGCAGGAACAATCACTTTGAAAGTTGCTGCTGCGGAATTTGAGGAAATAAGTGCTTAATTAAAAAACAGAAAATATGAAAAACAAAGCGGTAATTAGTGAGGATGTTGCATTGAATGATTTAGAAGCTTTTATTAATGAATGGGTTGAAAAACCAGAGCCAAAAGATAAATTGGCTGAATCTTATCCAATGATTTTTGAAGCGTTAATGAGTGGTAATTTAGTGTTGGAAAATAAGATACCTACTTACAAGATGGTAGCTCCTATTAAGAATGATAAAGGAGAAATTTCCATTTCAGATATTACGTTTAAAACACGTATTTCACCTATTAATCAGGCTAATTTAGCAAAAGGGTTAGATGTTCGTTTGGATGAGCCAAATTATGCTCTTAATTGCCTGTGTTATATTATTGGTAAATCAAAACATGAGGTTGACCATTTTAGACAAAAAGATTTTAGTACGGTTAGGGAAATATCATCGCTTTTTATGAACGCTGGTTAGCCGGCGATATAAATCCAGTAATAAAAACAGTTGTTTATGAATATAAATTTCCTCCTTCTGAAATTAAAAGAATGTACTGCGATGATTTTGACTTTCAAGGATTAATGTATTGGTACAAAGAGTTTATCAGATTAGAGAAATTACGAAAACCTAAACCTAAACAATTGACATGAATATGAAACCCATTGATAGATTAAATTTCTACAATGGGTTTTTAAATTTTTAAATAAAAAATATATGGCTTTAAGTGCGATGAGAGTTCCAACCATATTTACGGCTGTAGATAGGTTTAGTAGTGTTGTCAATAAAATGACAAGAAGTACTTCTGCTTTTGGAAAGTCTGCAGAGGCGGCCGCAATGAGATCATCAAGAAGGTTTAGCGAGGCAGGAACATCTATGTTATCTGCGGGGGCTGGAATGGCCGTTGGCATAGGTCTTGCTGTAAACGAAGCTGTCAAATTTGAAAAAGCAATGGCTAATGTTAGTACTACAATTGATAGCACGCCAGAATTAATGAGGCAAATGAGTGACTCTGTTTTGCAAATGGCAACCAAAATTCCTGTGCCAATTTCTCAATTAACAGATGCTTTATATGATGTAGTTTCTGCCGGTATAGCAGCCAAGGATTCTATGTTTGTTTTAGAACAATCCTCATTACTTGGGCTTTCGGGTTTAGGAACCGCAAAAGAAGGGGTTGATATTATTACATCCGCATTAAATTCATTTAACATTAAAGCTTCTGAATCTGCTAATGTAGCAAATATGGTATTTAAGGCTGTTAAATATGGTAAAACAACTGTTTCTGGACTTGCAGAATCATTCGGTTCAAGTTCTGCTTTAGTTAAGAATGCTAATGTTAGTTTACAGGAATATTTAGCCACAACTGCTGTTTTAACAACAACAGGTATGACGGCATCAAGAGCTCAAACACAAATTTCATCTGCGGTTACGGCTTTGATTAAGCCTTCTAAAACTATGGGTTTAATTTTTAATAAATTAGGGGTAAAGGATGTTCCGAAATGGATTAAAGCAAATGGAAGTCTAGTGAAGTCTTTACAAATAGTTAGAGACAAAGGAGAAGAGATGGGTGTACTTAGTTCTAAAGCATTTGGAAGAAAAGAAGGGTTTTCAGCTATGCTTTCTCTTTTGGGGCCATTGAAAAATAAATATCTTGAAGTTATGCAGGATATGGTCGGGGGTTCTGACTCTATGGGTACTGCTTTTGAAAAACAACAGAAAACGGTTTCTGCGGGGATACAGAGAATGAAAAACAGTTTGACGGTTTTGGCTGTCAAAATTGGTCAAGAACTTATTCCAAGGGTAAATGATTTTGTTGATAGAATAACTCCAGCTATTGATAAATTGACTACGTGGATGAATACTAATAAGGGGTTGGCTAACACTTTGTTTAAAGTTACCGCTGCGTTGTTGATTTTAGGTGCTGTAGCTAAAGTGGGAGCGTTCTTGTTTTATGGTTTAGGTAGAGCTTTAGCTTTTGTAACCTTTGTTAGTGAAGCGTATGAATCAATTACGTTGTTGGTAGCCGCTGCTCAATTAGCGCAAGCTCTTTCAGGTGCTTCTTTAGCTTCGGTAATGGGTGGTTTAGCTGTTTCTATGTTGGCGGCATATTGGCCGATACTTTTGATAGTTGCAGCATTAGGCGCACTTGCCTATGTAATGTTTGATTCAATTGATTTGACAGATAGCATGGTTGGTAGGCATGTTGCCGCATTGGATAAGCAGAATTTGGCATGGCAGAAATCAACAAAGGTTCAGGAAACTGAATTGCAGAAACAACAGAAGTTGATGGAAACGCATAATCCCGATGTTTTGTCTAAAGCCAAAGCTGGTTTGCCAATGGTTAGTAATATCTTAAAAAGAACTGCTGATAATAAGGTTTTGAAGGAAAAGCAAGACCAAGCTAATTATGCTGCGGTAAAG